TATGGTTAAGATTAAGGTTGAAGTATTTGAACGAATTAAAGATTTTGTACTTACTGTAAATATTCCCAATAAAGATTTTATTGAGCAGGCCCCCCTGTACTTCTATGCCACCTCTGATGAGCATGGTCCAGTAACCCAAGACGTAAACTTTTGCCTAGCGGTAGAAAAAGCTGAGATCCCTATCGAAGTAAAGATGGACATGGCTATCTGGGAGCATGTAGGCATGCCTACTAGGACTTTTATCGGGGAAGATATTAGATCTCAGGAAGTTAGGAAGGGCTTTAGAGAAGCTGAGGAGGCTTAAAGCCGTATAGTTTAGTAAAACTAACCTATACTTAATTACTATGCCTATAGACTTTCCAAATAGCCCAACGGTAAACCAACAGTTTACTGCTGGTCAAACCACGTGGTATTGGACAGGTGCCGTGTGGCGCTTACTTATATCCGAGGGTGTTCAAGGAGATTTAGGACCTACGGGACCTACTGGTCCACTAGGACCTACAGGCCCAACTGGTGCAGTCTCTACTGTGCCAGGCCCTACTGGCCCTACAGGGCCTACGGGCGCAACGGGTGCAGTGTCTACAGTTCCCGGTCCAACCGGTGCGACAGGACCAACTGGACCTGAAAACGATAACCTTGACGGTGGAGTTGCTAACACGGTATACGGCGGCGGTATAACCATTAACTCAGGAAATGCGAGCTCATAAACATGGCAGTTAAAATTCAGTTTAGACGCGACACTGCTACAGCATGGTCGACTGTTAATCCAATTCTTTCTCAAGGAGAAGCTGGTTTTGAATTTGACACTGGTCGTTTTAAAGTAGGCAACGGACTTTCTCCTTGGAACTCTCTTCCGTATTCATCTGGTGTTACTGGCCCTACTGGTCCTAGCGTAACTGGACCTACTGGTCCAACTGGAGCAGCATCCACTGTAACTGGCCCTACAGGACCGTTAGGTCCTATTGGTCCAACCGGAGCACAAGGAATAACCGGACCTACCGGAGCAACTGGTGCTATAGGTGCAACGGGACCTACAGGGTCTGTTGGTCCAACTGGTCCAACCGGAGCAACTGGCGCTGCGTCTACTGTTACTGGTCCTACGGGAGCTACAGGTGCACAAGGACCACAAGGTGTTCCAATTACACTCAAAGGGTCTAAAGCAACTGTTGGTGAACTTCCTTCAAGCGGTAACGCATTAAATGACGCATGGATTGTTGATGCAGATGGTGATGTATACGTTTGGGACGGAACTACTTGGTATAGCGCAGGACAAATTGTTGGTGCAACTGGTCCTACAGGTCCTGCTGGAAATGATGGATCTAATGGAGCTGATGGAGCAACTGGCCCTACAGGGGCAACAGGAGACTCAGGCCCTACAGGCCCTTCAGGCGTTGTTTCTGTAACTGGCCCTATTACTAATACTGGTACGTCTACTGCTGCAAATATTGGTATTGACCAAACACTTCTTTCTATTGTTAATACACAGGTAACAGGTCTTGGCACATCTTCCGTTAAGGACATCCCGGCAACTGGAGATGCTACTACTTCTCAAGTAGTTTACGGAACTGACACACGCCTTACAGATACTCGTACCCCTACCGACGGAACCGTAACAACTGCAAAAATTGTTGACTTAAACGTAACCACAGAAAAGATCGCGGGGACTGCAGTAACCACCGCTAAGATTGCAGACGTTAACGTAACAACAGGTAAGATTGCAGATCTAAACGTTACTACTGGAAAACTAGCTGATCTAGCTGTTACTACCGCAAAGCTAGCGGACGCAAGCGTGACTGCGGCTAAGCTTAACGGAGATGCTTTTGGAAGCTTAGCCGGTAACCTTAATCAAAGTTTATCTGTAGTAGATGTCTACCCACGTACTGGAAACTCAAACGCAACCGTAACTAGCGGTACTGCGTACCTAACCTTCTTTACACCTATGTGGAACGCAACTATCAGCTCCCTATCTATTGTTTCTGCTAACACTACTGCGTCAGGAACATCCCTAGCTCGACTAGGTTTGTATGTTTTTGACGGAACAACTGCGACTCTCGTAGCTAGGACTGCTAGCGATACCTCGTTACTGTCTACAGCTAACACAGTATTTACTAGAGCTTTATCTTCTGTGGGTGGGTTTCCAGAGACCTACACTCTTCAAGCAGGCACTCGCTACGCACTAGGATTTATATTTGTAGGGTCTACGCCAGGAACTGTGTACACAGCTTTTGCTGCTCTACCTGCCGCTATCAGCTCTCTAGCTCCTAGAGTCGGTGGAGCTGTTCCACTACAGTCAGACTTGCCTGCTACAGGTACGTCATTTACCTCAACAACCGTTATCCCATGGGGAAGGCTATCATGAGTAAAATAAGCTTAGGAATTGATCCAGAAACTGGTGCCGAGAAGTTTGAGGTACGAGATGAAGAGGGTACAGTAATAGGTTACGACCTAGTTTATACTGAAGAATAACATTTTATAGGGGGCGTACTATGAAGATAGCAGTTTATTCAATAGCTCTTAATGAGGAGCAGTTTGTAGAGGCCTGGTATGAATCGGCTAAAGAAGCTGACTACCTTCTTATTGCTGACACTGGTTCTACTGATGGGACTGTTGCCCTTGCTAAAAGTCTTGGGATAAACATAGTACCTATATCAATTAAGCCTTGGAGATTTGACGATGCTCGTAATGCTAGCCTCGCTTCTATCCCTGGGGATATTGATTACTGCATTGCTCTGGATCTCGACGAAGTTTTAGTCCCTGGGTGGCGTGCCCACCTAGAAGCTGTCCCAACACAAACAACTCGCCCTAGGTATAAATATACCTGGAACTGGAAAGAAGACGGTACCCCCGGCCTTCAATATGGCGGGGACAAGATTCACTCACGTCACGGATACCGTTGGAAGCACCCTGTACACGAAGTATTAACTACAGATAGAATTACCCAAATTGAACACTGGATTGATTTAGAGATTCACCATCACGCTGACAATACAAAGCCTAGATCTCAGTACTTACCATTATTGGCTCAGTCTGTTGTAGAAGATCCCTATGATGATAGAAACGCCTTTTACTACGCCCGAGAACTATTTTTCTATGGTCAGTATGAAATTTCTACCGAAGAGTTTAAGCGACACCTATCTTTACCTAAAGCTACCTGGAAGCCGGAAAGAGCAGCCTCTATGCGATATCTGGCTAAAATGGAGTCAGACTGGCAAGACGCTCATGCCTGGTTAAGAAAAGCACATCTAGAGGATCCAACTAGACGAGAGCCTTTAGTTGAGGCGGCTAAGCTACTCTATGAGAATAAAGCCTGGACAGACTGCCTACAAGCTGCGGAGCTAGCTATTTCTATAGAGGATAAGCCTTTAGACTATCTATGCGAAGAGTTTGCTTGGGGCTCAGATCCCTGGGACTACGCAGCTATAGCTGCCTACAGACTAGGAAAGTTTGAGAAAGCCATGCAATACGGAACTAAAGCGGTAGAATTGAATCCATCAGATAAGCGTCTAGTATCTAATTTAGCTTTTTACTCTAAGGAGAGCCCGAATGCCGACAACGTATAAGATCCTAGCCCAGGCAGCCCCAGCTGCTACTACCCCTACAATTTTGTACGGACCGGTGGGTACAGGACTTTCAACCGTGATGTCTACTATCGCTGTATGTAACCGTGGAACCACTGCACTTACATACCGCATCTCTCTTCGTCAAACAGGAGAAGCGGACGCTACTAAGCAATACCTGGTATACGATGCGACCCTTGCTGCAAATAGCACAGCTACGTACACCCTGGGAATAACATTAGGTGCGGCAGATTCAGTATTCGTATACGCATCCTCTCCAAACGCTACATTTCAAGCATTTGGTTCGGAGATTTCGTAATGGCAGTACAGATAAACGGTCAAGATGTTGGACCAATTAAATTTACAGACGATAGGCCTGGAAAAACAGTTCACGTAGGCTTAGCCGCTCCACTTAATCCAGTTGATGGCGACGTTTGGATTGACTCAGATGCGCTAAACAACGCTGGTAAGAATCTCATCCAAACAGTTGATTTAGCTTCAGGCGGGGCTACTAAAACTTGTAACGTAAGCTCTGACTATAAAGACACAGAAATCATTATTAGAGGTCTAAACATAACATCTGATGCTAGCTTACTTGTAAGAATTAACGGAGATGTTACTAACACCTACCTTGACGCATTAAACGCTCAGGGTACCCTATCTAATGCTTTATTTACCCTAGACACTATAAACGCAGGGTCTACAAATGGTTTTATAAAAATTAACGTATTTGATACTACTAACACAACTACCTATAAACTGGCTAAGGTAGAAGGAAGCTACGTAAGCAGCCTTACTAACTTGCCTAGATTTATTTCAAACTCAAGCTCGTATTTACTTACAAACTTAGTAACCTCGGTTACTTTAACCTTAACCGCTGGAACTTTTGTTGGCGGTACCGCACTAGTATATGGAGTGAACTAATGGGACTAAGACGTTGGAATAGAGCAGCCGCTCAGTGGGAATCTTTTGGTACGCCACAAGTAAACCCAGCATCTATTGGTGCTGCGCCAGCATTACACGCAGTACAACACTTAGTAGGTGGAGTTGACGCAATTACCCCTACGGGTATCGGCGCTATTGCTTCATCTTCAGGGGTTGTAACCTCAGCACCAACTAACTCAACCGTTGTTAGAAACATTACGGTATCCACTTCAACCCCATCAGGGGGAAGCGATGGAGACGTCTGGCTGAAGTATACATAAACCATGGCCTCGTACATAAAAGTAAATGGTACCTGGCGGCTTGTAGCGGAAGATAACCAATCCACAACGTTTGACGGAAACAATGCTGTTGTCAGTGGTGGCTGTGGATACGTAAAAGTAAATGGTGCCTGGAGAGGTTTATCTAACTCCTATGTAAAAGTAGCTGGTACTTGGAGAAACGTTTGCTCTGGAACTACGTCTACGCCAACACCTACTCCAACACCTACCCCAGAACCACCACCATGTACCTGTTCTAACGGTAATTTTTGCAGCACTATTATTTATTCAGATGGCGGACAGGTAACCGTAAACGCTACCAACGGAACGTTTAACGGATCTTTACAGACTGAATCTTGCGGAACTGGTGGTACACGCACTAAAGCGTATACCTGCGTCACTCCTGCTTGTTGCCCAAATATTTCTGTTGGTGCGGGGCAATGTATTGGTGGAACAACCACATGTACTATGCCAAACGTTATTGGACTTTCTGAATTATCGGCAAGCAATGCAATTTTTGCTGCAGGTCTTTTGTATGAATTTACTAACTACACCTCGTCTGGGGCAACAGCAGCAAACAATGGTACTGTAGCAGCTCAAAGTCCTGCTCCGGGAGCAACACCTGGTTGTGGAACTAATACAACCTTAACTATTTATCAGTATACAGAGGGCTCTCAATTTACGTACTGTCCTTCATTGGGATACGCCGTACCTACTAGTGGATTCCCACAGAACTGCCCTGGCGCATGTAGCTGTGCTCCGCTAAGTACTACACAGTCTACCCAATCAGTCTCCACCTCTGTGTGTCCTTCAGGAAGTCAAAACACAACTATAAATACGTACAATCAATGTTGTGTTCCTAACGTTGTTTCTTCTACCACAGTGGTATCAGCCGGATCTTGTGTACCACAGACCGTTACTTGTTCTGGAGAAACGTGTTCACAAGCTGTTTGCCAAACTTGTGCGCCAACGGGAACCTCGGCACCAAATAGCTATCCTTCGACTCGAACCGTCTCTACATCTATTTGTCCTTCTGGAACTATGAACACCTTTGTTTGTTATACACCAGGAGCTTGTGCAAACATTGTAACTGACACCGGATGTGTGCCTGCTACACAAAACTGTACCCCCGTGTACTCGTACCGAGAGTATAGAAGCTCTTGTGGAACGACTGTAGATATCTACGTAGTTCCAAGCGGATGTCCTAATGCAGGAGCAGAATCGTTTACTTGCCCATCAACCTGTACAACAAGTAGTCCTTGCGGCATTGCTGGATGTTGTCCGTATGGAGTTGGAGGGCCGTATCCTTGCGGTAATGGTGGAACCTATACCACTTGCCTCACTCCTTCAGGATGCCCAAACATTGACAGTCCTTGCACCGGAGAAACCCCAAGCGTTAACCCAAGCGTTAACCCAAGCGTTAACCCAAGCGTTAACCCAAGCGTTAACCCTGGTGGTTGTGCTAATCCTCTTAATGGATCGATTTGTACATCTGCAGACGTAGCCTTTGATTTACTTGGCTTCTGTGCTGCAGGTGCAGGTGCTTGTGCATTTGGATCTGGAAGCTCTTGTCTTCTTG